TCTCGAAGTTGCCCACCGTGACATACGGCGACGTGCCGTAGCCGACCTTGGTCAGGTCGAGGCCGCCGTTGGTGGTGTCCTCGATGGTGGTCAGCGGCGTCGATGTGATGGGGGCCAGCAGTAGCCGCGGAGTGACGGCGGCCAGTTCCAGGTCGGGCTGTCCGGCCTGCAAAAGCTGTGCAATGGTTGACATTTAGATGTTCCTTTCTTACAGGTCATTGAGGCCGAGATGGGCGCGGTAGTTGAGCACCTGCTTTGGCCAGGTAAAGAGCTGAACCGTTATAGGAACGATCCTGTCGTCCTGCAACAGCTCGGGAATCAACTGTGGTCCAGCGAGCTCTCCCTCCGCAGATAGCCTGAATCCGTTGACAATTCCCGACTCCCTGACGAAGTCGCGCAGGATGTCGCGGACGAAACCGATCAACTGCCAGGATTCGTCGCGGCTACCGGTCAACGCTGCGAACTGCACCCGCGGCTCGTCGCGCTTCTCCTCGTCATTCCACGCACCGCCTGTGCGGTAGGTGCGCAGATAGCTGCGGCCCGCTGTGATTTCGGCGTTGTAGGTATCCGGCTTCGGGATCCATGACACGACATTCGTGCTTGGCAGCAGTGGTTGAAATAGAGGCCTAAGGACGTTCTTCTCGATGTCCGGGCATGCCTTGGCGGGTTCGTACCAGCCCGGCAGAACTAGAGTCATGCGCCGCCTAGTTCTTCCAGCACGCGGTTTAGGTCATGCGCGGCAGGGTGGATGATGTTCGGCCCGTCCAGGTTGTGCACCGACTCGGGGTGGTCGCCGACTCCGAACTCGTGCGCAGCACCGTAGGCCAATCCCTCACCGACGGTGAGGTATCCCACGTGCCGATCGTGCTTGACGCCGCCGATTTCGGTGTGCGCCTGCGCAGACGCGGCCAGCGCGCCCGTGCGTTTCGCGACCTGGGCCTGATACAGCGCCTTGGCGACCTCGGCGCGCTCCAAGACAATCGCCTGCATCTCCGCGGAGACCAGAACAGCCGCCAAAGCAGGGTTGGGGTAAGGGATGTCGAGTTCGATCATGGCCGCTTTGTAGGGTTGATCGGGACGAGGTTCGGCTCGGCGTATGAAGTGGCCCCGTTGAGCGGGTAGTTGATCGGCCTACTACGTAGGCGTCGCAAGAGGCGGCGCTGGCGCCGGTACCAGACGGCCGGCCGTTCACGGCCTAGTCCGTAACCCTTCATGATCCCCTCCCCCAGCGGGCCATCTGGCCCATGCAGGTATGGATCACCCAGCCGAAGTCAGCGCCAGTCATCGGATGATTCATGTCGCCATTAGGGCCGCTGGTCAGCGTGTAATGGACGCCACCCCAGGTGAACCGATCACCGGCCTTGAGGTTGGTACCGCGCTGGACTGCGACCTGGCCACCTTGCGCAACAGCGGTACCCGAACCGCTCTGCAGGGACGGCCCGCTCAGATCCACCACCGCGGCGAAGGTGCCCAACGACGCCCAGGCGCTGTTGCCGTCGGCGTCCTCAGTCGGGCGCTCAAAGAGAATCTGTGGCGCATACGGCGCGCTGATGATCCCCATCTAACTGGTTGGCCCGCAGTCGAACGTCGGCCAACCCAGGCTGGCGTGGAACCGTATCGGCTCAGCAGTGGCGGTGTTGATACTGAAAGCTCCGCCGTCAATGGTGCCCGCCTTGCAGATCCTCTGCAGGTCCTCAATCTCCGACGGCCAGAACATCGACCGGCGGTGCTGTTTGGTGTCCAGCGTGACCGACATGCCTAGCATTGACTGGGTTTCCACCGCCCCAGACCCGGCGTCGTTCCACCGTAGGATCGCCGTACGCAGAACGGCTTTCGCCGCCGCCAGTTGGTTTGCCGTCAGGTTGTCAGGGGTAGCCAGGCACGGCGCGTTGATGACCGCCATTCCTATCGCGTCAGAGATCATCGCGGCGGCCTTCGTGCTGTCGATGGTAGCGAAAGGGGCCAGATCGCTGGCGGCAATCAAAACCGTCATGGCCCAACCCCTTTCGCTACAGTTTCGACTATCAGAACGCCGCGGTGCCCTTGGTGTAGACGCAGAAGGCGTCCTTCGAGCCCATGACGAAGCCGTAGTACGCCTCCACGAGCAGCAGCACCAGGTTCTCCTGGAAGGCCGAGTGCCACGTCGAGCCGTCGTAGTACGACGCCTCCTTACTGATCCGCACGGAGATGTCCATGCCCACGCCGTAGGCGCACTGCGACCAGTCGCCGCCGATGGCGCGCAGCGACGTGTCGTTACCGCCCGGGCCTGTGGCCACGATGGTCGCCCTCGAGGTGGCCGCCGTGCCGCCGGTCAGCAGCGACTGGTCGACCGAGAAGGGCGCCGCCGCGCTGGTGACGTTGGACGCCACGTCGGCGAAGGTGATGGTGTAGGGGCCGCCGGCCGAACCGGACACGGTGACGCCGCTGTAGATGCTGCCCCAGGCCCGGATCGCGGTCTGCACCGTCGAGCTCGCCGCGTTGTAGGCGACGTCGGTCTGGTTGCCGCCGGAAAACAGCCGGAAAGTGCCGCCCGTCGGGGTGCCGTTGATAGTGATGGTCTGCACCTTGTCGCCGGCACGCCAGTACTTGCCCGACACGCCCTTGTTGAAGAACGTCTGGAACCCGGCGATGTTGCCGCCGCCCTGACCGGCGTCGTTCATCGAGTCGGTGTAGAGCGGGCGACCGTTGCCGTCTACCTGCAGCTGGGCGTCGATCTTCAGCCGCGGGTCAGCGGCCAGGCCGGTGAAGTCGTAGTTTTTGTCGACCACCTTGCCGGCGCCGGTGATGATGTCGACGTACAGGCCGCCCGCGTTGTTGGCGGTGGTGCCGAGCGCCACGGTGTTGCTGGCCTGTGCCAGGTATTCCGGGAAGGGTCCGGCGCTGCCGGTGCGCAGAGACAGGCCGTTGATGACGGCATAATCGAAAGCGCGGGCGATCGCGGTCGGGAGATCCTGCACCAGCTGGTCGTACAGACCGCCGGGGTTGCTCATCGCAACCTCTTCGGACACGGGCACGAGCAGTGCGACCTTCTTGCCGGTCATCTGCTTGACGCCGACGCCGACCTGCGCGGCGGGCTTGACGCCACCCTCCGACACCCAGTCGGCAACGGGCACATCCATCGGCACCGGGATTGCGGTGTTGGCGGTCACCGACAGCGGCACGCGGCGGGCCAGGCTCTGGACCGCGGACTGCTCGGTGGCCTTGGCGAAGATTGGCGCGGTGATCGTGGGGGGCAGTAGGACTGACGAGGTCGCACTGAGTTGAGTTGCCATGACGGCTCCTTGTGTTGACCGCGGCTAGCCGCGGAGCTGGGCTTTGATGATTGACGCGAGTTGCTGTGCGGGGTCGCCTGATCCGGTCGCCACGCTTCGCCCCTCTGCCGGCACATGGCCGGGTTTGCGGGGTTCGGGGAGTAGAGATTTCAGCGACGCGGCATGTTCCTCGATTTCCTCGAGGGTTGCGCCGCGCAGAACATCGGCGGGCAGGCCAGTGGACTTCGCCACCTGAGCTTTCCAGCCGCTGATCTCTTTTTCGGCCTTCAACGTCGCCGCTTCCCGCTCCGCCATTTCGGCTCGCTCCTGGGCGCGTTCCAGTTCCGTTTTCGCCGCCTCGGTCAGCTGGTCGAACTGGGAGGCTTTTGCTGCGTTCTCCTTGGCCCGCTTCTCCTGCTCGCGAGCTTTGGCTTTCCAAAACTCGACCGTTTCGGTCGGTTTCGGCGCAGTCTCCTGGTTCTCAGTTCCCTCCGGTGCAGCCGTTTCGGCGGCCTCGGTAGCGGTATCGGTCTGTTGTTCGGGCATTCTCTACTCGATCTCCGTTTCGGAAGGCGGCTTCGCCGTTGCGGCTCGGCCAAAAACCCCGCCTCACAAAGGGGTTGAGGCGGGAAATCTCGGTGCTACAGGTTGTCCTTGATCCACTTGCGGACCCGGGCACGGTCGGCGGCAGTCTGTGGCCGCTGGGAAGGCTTGTATGGGCCTACGGGGAGTTCTTGGCCGCCCCAGGCCGGGACCGCGGTGCAGTGGCAGTGTTCATGGCAGGCGAATGTCGACGTTGCCCGCGTGTAGACGCCCCCCCGGGAGGCGACCATGACGCAGAACTTGCACGCGCCGGGCCGGGTGACCCGCATCCAGCCGCGGGCCTTCGGGTCTTGCGCGGCCGACTCGGTGACGACGAGGTTAGCGGCGTTGACCACCCGTTTCTGTAGGCCGCCCTCGACGCGCGAGCGCGCCGATTCCAACGGCGGCAGCGCGTCTGGGCTGATCTCCTCGATTGGCGTCGCCAATGCTTGGTTTCCCCATGCGGCGAGGGGTTCAGCGCCGAGGTTGTCCATCGGCGGCACCACGGCTGTGAATCTTCCGGGGACCGTAGCGGATTCGCGCAGTTGGTCATACCATTCGGCTGCCGTCGAAGCTGATGCCAGCGCCCACCGCTCCACAAGCGGCGGCAGGACATCAAACAGCGCCTGCGGAAGTTCAGGTGTCGGCAGTTGCCACACCGGTGCGAGTTCGGCGACCGCGCCAGCCGAGACCGCTGTCAGCAGCCCGCGCAGCGCGGGTGGCCTACTGCTGCTGCTGGTCTGCTGGATTAGCGTTGGTGAGGTCATTGGCCCGTTGCGCGTTCTTCAACGCAGCCGCCTGCAGCGCCTGCAACGTCTGCATCCCCTGTGCGCGGCGCTTCTCCGACATCGCGCGCGCGATCTGCTGCTCATCGAGGCCCAGCAATTCCAGGCCGATTTCGGTGTCGGCCAGCCACGGCACGGCGGTCAGCTGCTTGAGTCCGGCGTCGGCCTGCTGTGCTCTCGAGAGGTAGATCGGGGAACGCCACTTGGGCGCGATCGATGCCCACTTCTTGGGTATCTCGGCGAGGTCGTTTTTCATTGCCAGCGCCCGCGCCATCGCCCTCCGCAGTGGGCGCCCCCAGTCATCGGTGGCGGCCTCCGCGCGGGCGATCAAATCCTCCCGCGACGCCACATACGAGTCCGATGACGTCGGGTTCGACATATCCGACACCCCAAGGGATGTCAGCGGGATCGACGTCTCCCCGGAGAACAACTGGGCCTGCTGCTTTAGTTGGTCAATGTGCGGCTGAGGCGATGACGCGGAAAATTGCTTCACGTCCGCCCGGGCCAGCGCATCCGAGGCAGCGTCCTCGTTGTCGGGAACGCCTTTGATCCGGCCCAGCATGATCTGCCAGACCGCTTTCTGACTGCCGTCGGCGTTCTTGAAGATCGACTCATCCGCACCGAGCAGCCACATCTCCGGGAAGCTGTAGGTGTCGGCGTGGCCCTCCATGCGGATTACCGTCCGCAGCGCCTGATCATGCAAAGACATCACGGCCCGGGAGATCCTCGAGGACCCGAACGGGCGCTGGGTGGTGTAGCGGTAGACCATCGGCTCGGCCGGCACACCCCACGGGGCCGGGGCGCGTTCGACCTCCCAGCCGCCCATCCCGTCGGTCTCGGCGGTGATCGTCACATCCGGCAGGTACAGCACGAATCCGGTGACGTTGCCGAACCCGCTCGCCGGGTCGACATTGTCGGTGATCCCGAGCTGCTGGCGACTGGTGATCGACAGAAGACTGCTCAGCCTGCGCGCCCGCGCATCCCAGACACCGGTCGCATTCCCTGCGTCTTTGACGTGGATCGCTCCGACAGGTTCCCCTTTGTCGGCGTCGCCGCGGGTGTTGATCAGGAACGATGGCCCATGCCGCAGCGACAGCGTGATCGCCGAATTGATCTCGGTGCCAAGGCAGTTGTCGTCGTAGACCTCGCGGTAGCCGAGGGATTCGAGGTCACCGTCGGGCCAGACGAACGCGTCTAGGTTGCAGCGGTCGGCCAGCGTGTCAACGGCTTTCGCCGACCAGCCCAAAACGATGGCCAGCTTGTAGTACTGCGGCGGGATGATCGTGCCGACTTGGTCGATGGCGCGCCGGCCGTCGTAGTAGGAGTCCCGAATCAGGTTTCGGATCTGCTTGAGTTCCAAAACCTGGAACAGGTGCCGCAGAATCCGGTTTTCGTCATCGGACAAGTCGGGGAGAGCGATCGGCACAGTCGACTCCCCTTCACATCACGATTGCCACGCGGCTTTTACCGGTCTTTTTCCTGCGTAATTTCCCGCTGTTCAGTGCGATTCGGGCGCCCATGATCGAGCCGACCATGCACACCGCCAGGTCGACGTGCTTGCGGGAATCCCGGGTCACCTTAGATAGCGACATGCCCCACTGGTTGGGGCGTTGCCGGGCGTTGTGGACGTGCTGGCGCAAAATCGGGTCGCCGTCATGGCGCAGCGGGCAGGCTTGGCCTTCTTCGTCGATCCACCGCTGCACCATCATCGCGGCCTCGGTGAACATCATGTTCCTGGCGATGGCGCCGAACTGCGATAGCCGCATATCGAACACGACAGCGTTGCCGCGTACCTCGCCAGGGGTCGCCCACACCGGCAGTTTCTTGCGATAGTCGCGGTGCAACCCGTCGAGGACATCGCGCCAATACAGCGCCTCAGTGCTGTCATCCTCTGCCGGCGACGGGTCAATGCCGCACCACGCGACGTCGTAGCGGTCCAGAGCGGCCCGCAGCGCAGCGTCGAACTCGCTGCGGGGCGCTAACCACCGCTCACCCTTGGGAAGCCCATGTGGACGCTGCCAGATGCCGCCGACGAAGGTGTACATGTCCTCGAGGCGGGTGATCGTGAACCCGGTGGCGTCCCCGGACTTAGAGCAGTCCGCGAAGATCGCGACCTGGTCTCGGTCGGCGACAACTTTCGGCTCGGCCAGTGCATCGAACGCGTCGGGCTGCACCCATGCGTCTTCCTCGGTGGCCAAACCATTGAGGTAGAACCTGATGGAGTCTGCCACCGATGTTCGAGCGTCGGCCATTTCCGCCGATTTCCGCTCGATGTCGTTCCATTCGGCGTCTAGATAAGCCTGCCGCAGCCCGAGCCGGCGACCTTCCTCGGTGAGGATATCGAACGGCGGCGCCGCTTCGATCGAGTGGTAAAGGATGTCCTTTTTGCCCCGATATCCGGGCGCCTGCTGCTTCTGCCATGCCACGAACGCCTGCTCGCCGACCGTGTCTGAACCCTGCCGGTGAGCGTTGGTGTACTCACACATCCGCGCCTGGATGTAGCTCGGCGACTTGCCAACGTTGCGCCGGCCCATGTTCGCAACCCGAACGCCCCCATTCGTGCGCGACATGTGATGGGTCTCGTTCAACGCCACGAACGTCGCCGGGTCACCCTCACCGGACTCTTCAGCCGACGGTGGGATTTCAAACCGGCCGCCGCTGTTCTTCACGACCGTGCGCGTGGTCCCGCAGTCCAGCCCGTAGAAGTCCCGCGCCGCGGCCGACCACATGGCGTTGGCGACCCGCAGCACATCCTGCGACTGCTCCTGGGAGTTCGACACCACCTGAACCAGCGGGAATCCACGCTGTCGGCCCACCGGGCGGCCGGTCTTGTCATCCCAGTCGTATAGCTCGACCGGCCCCAGCAACTCGCAGTTGCACATCGCCGCAGCCATCGGGTCCTTGCCCGAGCCCTTGGCGCCGCGCACCACGCCTGAGCGATACACGAACCGGCCGCTGCGGTCGACGTAGTACCACAGCAGCAGGAACCGCCGTTGGAACTTGGTCCAACGCCAGTCGGTGCCGAACTGGTAGTGGATCAGCCCGGGATCTTCCGTGCGCCCCTCTGACCAGTCGATGATTGCTGGGCCAAGACTGTTCTGCGCGATGTGCTCGCGCTCATCCGGGTCATCCGGCCAGGGCAGCGTCCACCACGCCCCCGTTTCCGGGTCGATCCGGTAACCCGGCAGCAGCAGATCAGGCGTCGCGGTAGTCGGCAATGTTGGTCACGCCCGCTTCAGCGTCGCCAGTGTTGGTCTTCGGATCGACATAGCGGATTCGCAGATCGCGGCGGAAGTCGATCGTGGTCCCGAGAACCTTCTCCCGATTCCGCAGCTCGGTCGCGTGCCTCGTCTCTCCGTCATGCACCAGCGCTGCCAGCTCGATCGAGTCCAGCGCGAAATCCCACTCCGCAGGACCCCAGAGCTTGCAGTGCGGCATCGTGCGCCACGAGTCCCACTTGTCGCGGGTCCGCTGCTCCCACGACCGCCCATTCGTGCGCCGCTCGGGCAGATCCCGGCCGCCCTCGAATGGGACGTTCTCAACCTCGGTCCAGTCATGCACCGGCTTATGCCGGGTGACCGCCTGCCCTGGCGGCTTCTGCTTGGCGCCCGTCACGGGCATGGCGGGCTCCAATCTGACGTTCGGCGTGCGGAATGCGCGGCGCGGCGCCGGCCGCGTTCTGCACGCACAGGCGGACGCTATGCGCTCCGGCGCGGCTCTGGACGGTAGCGAGGGGTACCCTCCCCACCCTGTTGACCCGCTATTATACAGTTCATATGTGTTTGCTAGGCACTCAACGCGTCCGCTGGATGGATCTGTGGCCTGCGCCTATAGCTTCGTCTCTGCCGGCTGCGGGCCGCCTCGGCCTGGACCTTCGGGAGGTGGCATGGCACACAGAGGGTCTCGAGGTTGTCGAGCGTGTCGGTGCCACCTTCGCACCTGGGTATGACATGGTCTGCGTTGAGGTCCCCGGTATTGGGAGTTCCTTTGTAGCCGCACTTGACGCAGGTCCAGCGGTCACGCTTGAAGCAGGCTTGCTGTAGCGCGGATGGGACTGTGCGGCCCTGGCTGTCGGTATGCCATGCCACTCAGCGCGCCGCTTTCTTGCCCGCGTCCTTGGCCTTGTGTGCAGCTTGTTCGCCTGGCGCATGACCTGGCCAAGCGCCCGTTGCTTCATGGTGCAGGTTCGCGCAGAGTCCTTTGATGGTGCTGTCGGGCAGTGGTGGCTTGCCACCCTTAGTGACTGCGGCTTGGATCTGAGTGACACACCTGTCGAAGTCGCCCGGGCTATTCCATCCGATTAGTGCAGCGCCTTTGCCGCGGACCCAGTAATTCTTTAGCCGTTCGGTTGCGGCGGCGTCTTTGGGTGTGGCTTCGCGACCGGCGACCATTACTGTTTCCCCCTTGGTAGTCGGTCACATAACCAGTCGAGTCGTCTGGTGGCGCAGCACAGCTCACACCCCACATGTGGCTTGGTGGCGGGAGGTTCGGTGTGCTTGGGGTCGAGGAGTCGCGCCATCCGCAGTCTTTCGAGCGTGGCCGCGAGATCCCGTGCGAGGTCGGGGGCTACGAGTCGCGTGGGTGTGGTCATGGTGACCCTCGATTCGTGCATCTACGATGCGCGTCTGCCGCGCAGCGCGATCTCAACAAGCTCATCGCGGTCCGGTT